CTGGTTCTGCTAACGCAAACAGATACTACCAAAGAGTTAAAGTTACTAACTTGATGTAATATCAGTAAGCGTTGTTTAATCAACACTTCTAAAAGGGCGGCTCTAAACAAGTCGCCCTTTTTTTATTCCTCCTGTTTGTATAAATAGTGGTATGACAACAACAAAATCTTACGACAGACAACCAACTAAACTGGACTACGCAAGTCCTACTCAGTTTAAGTTTCAAATGAGTAAACTACCAAAGGTAGAATACTTCTGTACGGCTGCTAATATTCCTGGAATAGACATGCCTTTCTCAGACCAAAAAACACCATTAGCAGACATACCATTGCCTGGTGAAAAGGTAAACTTTGAAGCATTAAATGTGACTTTCATTGTGGACGAAAACTTAGAAAATTATAAAGAGATACATGGTTGGTTAATGGGTATTGGATTTCCTAAAGACTACTCTCAAGCGAGAGATTTATTAGGCGCTGGTGCTGATAGATTTCCTACTACAACAGGTGCAAATCTACAAACAGACCCAGGAAAAGTAAAATACGGTGCAGTAAGTATTGGTGGTATATATTCAGACGCCACATTGGTAGTGTTGTCTAGTAAGAATAGACCAGTTGTAGAATGTAGATTTCAAGAGGTGTTTCCGACAGCACTATCTGGTCTACAGTATAGTCAAAATGCCACAGATGTAGATTATCTAACGGCCACTGTAACTATGCAATATAAGATATATGAATTTGCGAATGTGAACGCATCATCAACTAGTATTTCAAGCTCTTAAAAGCTTTACATTTTAGTTGTTTTGTGTTATTATGGAGTATTAAATTGGAGATATTATGGACCTTGAACAGTTACAAAATCAAGCAGAAAAAGACCTTATAATCAACGACACAGAGCTTGATTTAGAGGCATTAAAAACACCTCAAATATACAATAAGTATATGAAACACCTCACTAAGTTTAAACTTATGCACAGTAGAGCAGAAGGAGATTTTGCTGTTACTAAAAGGAACTTATGGGAATATTACACAGGCAAAGCAGACGCCATAGTGTATCAACAGAAACCTTTTGACTTAAAAATACTCAAACAAGATGTTGATAAGTATATTGAAAGTGATGAGGCTTATATACAAGCAAAACAAAAAATGGATTATCTTTCTACAGTAATAGATTTTTTAGATAGAACAATTAAACAAATTGGTGGCAGAGATTGGACTATTAGAAATGCTATTGAATGGAGAAAGTTTACAAGCGGAGCAATCTAGTGGTAAGTAAATATGTAAAAGAACAATTATTTCCTACAGAGGTTTATATTTGTGATGATGTATTAGAAGAAGAGTATATTGATAGTATGAAAGAAGACATACTAAAAACTTCTACAGATAAAGAAAACTGGCAATCAGACCCTAAGTTACATCTACAACCAAAATATAAAGAACTTTCTAATAAAATACTTAATGCATCTAAATTGGTGTTTAAAGATAAAAGTTATATCTATGATACATTTGAAATTACAGACATGTGGTCAAATATTTTAAAGCCTGGCGAAAATCATAAACCACATACTCACTCTAATAATATTTTAAGTGGTGTATTCTATGTACACTCAGACAAGGCTGCCGGTATACAATTCTATGACCCTAGACCAGCTGCTGGTGTTATAAATCCACAAGTTAAAGGGTTTACAAAATCAAACGCTACAGCATGGGAACTATCATCAACTACAAACAGAATGATATTGTTTCCGTCTTGGTTGCAACATTTAGTACCTATAAATAAATCCAAGAACAATAGAATAAGTATTGCATTTAATGTTATGTTAAAAGGTATTGTAGGCCAATCTACAGATTACCAATCAGCGGAATTCTAAATTGAGATATATAATAATAAGTAAGAAGAATGATGTTCACCTGCAAATTGAAGCAGATGAAGATATAAGAAGAGATTTAGGTCAATTCTTTACCTTTGAGGTTCCTGGTTTTAAGTTTATGCCTCAGTATAGGGCAAGACAATGGGACGGAAAGATTAGATTGTTCTCTTATCAGACAGGTCAAATCTATGTAGGTTTGTACCAATATATACTTAAATGGTGTGAAGACAATGATGTAAGAGTTGTCGATGATACTAAGATAAAGGATAACGATGTCAGCGAAAAGAAAGTTGACCAGTTTATTAAGGCTCTAAAAATACCTTTCGAGGTTAGAGATTATCAAAAGGAGGCATTTATACATGCTGTTAAAAAAGATAGGACTTTATTACTTTCACCCACAGCTAGTGGAAAATCTCTTATTGTCTATCTTCTTGTTAGGTTTAACATACTTAGGTTAAAGGAAAAGAAGAAGAAAATATTAATTGTAGTACCAACAACATCACTAGTTGAACAGTTGTTTAAAGATTTCAAAGATTATGGTTGGAATCCAGAAAGAAATGTACACAGAATATATCAAGGCCATGATAAAGAAACAAATAAACCTGTAATCATATCTACATGGCAATCAATATATAAACAACCAAAGAAATGGTTTGAAGATATTGGTATGGTAGTTGGTGACGAAGCACACCTATTCAAAGCTGTTTCATTGACTAAAATTTTATCTAAGTTAGAAAAATGCCCATACAGAGTAGGTCTAACAGGAACCTTAGACGGTTCAGCAACACACAAACTAGTGCTAGAAGGACTTTTTGGTACAGTAAACAAAGTCGTATCAACAACAGAACTACAAGACAAAGGCAATTTGGCGGGATTAAAGATATATTGTTTAGTATTAAAACATGGACCGACAGAATGTAAACATGTAAGTGGTATGAATTTTCAAGAAGAAATGGATTACATAGTACAATCAGAAAAAAGAAATAAATATATTGTTAACTTGGCTTCTGGCCTCCAAGGTAATACACTTTGTTTGTTTCAGTATGTAGAAAAACATGGTAGTCAATTGTATATTGATATTACTAAAAAGGCCACAGACAAGAAAGTTTTTTATGTATATGGAGGAGTAGAAACAAGTGATAGAGAAAAGATTAGAGAGGTTACGGAGAAAAGTGACAATGCTATTATCGTGGCAAGCTACGGAACCTTTAGTACCGGTATTAATATTCGTAATTTACACAATATCATTTTTGCTAGTCCTAGTAAATCACGAATAAGAAATTTACAATCTATTGGTCGTGGTTTAAGACTAAAAGACAACAAAGGAGATGCAACTTTATATGATATTTCAGATGACTTATCTTATAATGACAAAGACAATTACACACTTAACCATTTCCGTGAAAGGATAAATATATACAATGAAGAAGATTTTGATTATGAAATCCATAATGTGGAGTTAAACAATGCCAAACATTAATGTTAAAGATATTAAAGTAGTTAAACTAATAAATGGTGACGATATACTTTGTTATCTGCCAACTGGTACTGAACAACTACCAGAAAACGGACCTTTATTGAGATTAGTTAAACCACTACAGATTAGATATGTTCCTTCTTTTACAGAAGAGGGATTGAAAGACTATATTGCCTTATCTAAATGGGCAGCCTACACCACCGATAAAATTATTACTATTCCTAAAGATAAAATAATGACAGTCACCAATGCAACATTAGAGATGACTAGAAGCTGGCATAATCTTTCAATTGATTATGAGAATGCCAGGCAATTTAATAAGGGTGGGACGCCGGAACAAGTTAAGTTAAGTGATGAAGAGAATAGAGAATTAAATAAAATATTCGATGAATTTGACAGTGGTAACGGAGAACCTCCGACTATACACTAGCTATAGGTATACTTATCAAAGCGGACACCGCTATTATACACACCAGGATTTCAATGTCAACCGTGGAATGAAATGAAATTGAAAAAAAGATAAATCAATCCAAGCTTGACAATCGGATAGATTTACTGTATTATGATTAACAAATGGAGATATTATGGCAGCTAAAAAAGAACACTATGTAAACAATAAAGATTTTCTGGCGGCAATGACCGAGTACAGAAATAGTTGTTTAGAAGCAGAGAAGAATGGCAAAGCAAAACCACCAGTAACAGACTATATTGGTAGTTGCTTTTTAAAGATTGCCAATCACCTGTCTTATAGACCAAATTTTATTAATTACACATATAGAGATGATATGATATCAGACGGTATAGAAAACTGTTTGATGTATCTACACAACTTTAACCCCGACACATCTAATAACCCTTTCGCATATTTTACACAGATAATCTATTATGCGTTTATTCGTAGAATTCAAAAAGAAAAGAAACAAACTACAATTAAACAAAGAATGATTGCTGAAGCAAACTATGACGATATGACATTACAACCTGGAGAAGACAGAGAGTTTAAGAACCAGTTTAGTGAATTCTTACAAAAGAATGTAGTACCTGATGAACTTGATGGTACTAAAACACAACCAAAAAGAACTACATTACAACATAAGAAAAAGGTGAAGGCCAAAGAAGAAGCAGAAGCTAAGGCTAAGAAAAAGAAATAATGAAAATTGCTATATTAAATGACACTCACTTTGGTGTGAGAAACGATAGTCCTGCATTTATGAAGTATCAAAATAGATTTTATGATGAGATATTCTTTCCCTATTTGAAAGAACACAACATAGGAACTTTGGTACATCTAGGTGATGTGGTAGATAGAAGAAAGTTTATCAACCATAATACAGCACACAACTTTAAAAAGAAGTTTTGGGACAGATTAGATAATGAGGTCATTGATACACATGTTATCATTGGCAACCACGACACATATTATAAAAATACAAACGAAGTAAACGCATTACAGAACCTAGATATATCTAAAAATGCAAAGATTTATACAACAGCTACTAATGTAGAGTTTGGTGGTTTGCCTATTCTATTCATACCATGGATTTGTGATGACAACCATGATGACAGTATATATCAGATTGACAATACAAATGCTGTTATTGCTATGGGTCATTTAGAAATCAAAGGTTTTGAGATGATGGCTGGTCACTTCAATGAACATGGTCAAGACAAGGCACAGTTTACTAAATTTGAAAAAGTTATATCTGGTCATTTTCACAAGAAGTCAGATGATGGTCGTATATTTTATCTAGGTTGTCAATATCAAATGACATGGTCAGACTATGGAGAAACAAAAGGTTTTCATATCTTTGATACAGAAACAAGAGAGATAACAAAGATTGATAATCCATTATCTATGTTTGAAAAGATTTATTATAATGATAAAGAAACGGACTATACTACATTAGATTTATCAAAGTACAACGACAAGTATATTAAGTTATTTGTTACCAATAAAACAGATGACAATATGTATAATATGTTTCTTGATAATCTATTCAATAAAATAAATGTACATGAATTAAATATTGTAGAAGACAATTCAGATATGAATGCTTCAGTTAGAGATGACATATTAGAACAAGGTGAAGATACTTTAACTTATCTTGGTAACTATATCGACCAAGTAGAAACAGATGTAAATAAACAAAAACTAAAAGAGTTTGCAAAAGAACTTTATGTAGAGGCTAGTGAATGATAACATTTAAGAGATTAAAATATAAAAATTTCTTATCAAGTGGTAATGTACCTATTGAGATTGAATTAAATAACTCTCAGACAACACTTATTATTGGTACAAATGGTAGTGGTAAGTCAACCTTATTAGATGCATTGTGTTTTGTATTATTTAATAAACCATTTCGTATTATTAAGAAAGAACAAATGGTCAACACCATTAATAATGCTGATTGTATAGTAGAGGTAGAGTTTGATGTAGGTACAAACCAATACAAGATTATCAGAGGTATCAAACCAAATCTATTTGAGATATACAAAAATGGCACGATGATAAATCAAGATGCATCAACCATAGATTATCAAAAGTATCTTGAAACAAACATAATGAAACTGAATTACAGGTCATTTATTCAGGTGGTTTTATTAGGTTCTTCCTCATACGAACCGTTTATGAAGATGAAACCAAGATATCGAAGAGAAGTTGTCGAAGAGATACTTGATATTAGAGTTTTTGGCCTAATGGACCTAATTTTGCGTTCCCAACAGAGCGACCTCCAAAAAAAGATGGTGGAGGTGAGGCACCAGTGCGATTTAATTAAGACTAAGTATGAAACTGAAGCAAAGTATCTTGCTACTCTGGAATCCAAAGGAACAGACATCCAGACTGGTAAGCAAAATCAACTACAAGAATATAACAAAAAAGCAATAGAATTTGACACAAAACTACAAGAATTGAATGAAGAGATAGTTTCTAATAGAAGTCAGTTAGAAGGCCAAGATAAAACGACCAACAAGTTAAGAGAACTACAAAAGATAGAAACAAAAGTTGAACACAATCTATCTTCACACAAAAAAACTTTAGATTTCTTTAAAGATAATAATACATGTCCTACTTGTACACAAGAAATAGATGAACAATTCAAGTTAGAGAAATGTAGCCACGAAACTTCTACTATTCAGAAGTTAGAAACTGGTATGGAAGAACTATTAAAAGAAATTAGTAAACATGAAGAACAGGTAACTAGATATTCTAAAATATCAAATAAGATTAATGATATGAATGTAGAGATTGCTAAGATTAAATCATCATTAGATAGTTTAAAATCTCACAGTGACCAGATACATTTAGAACTTAGACAATCACAAGGTTCAGATGAAGACATAGAGAAAATTAAAAAAGACTTGGCGGATATGTCAGCAGACCTTGGTGTGGCAGACAGTAACTTAACTGATATACAGGAAGAGAAATCTTATGTAGATGTACTAAGAGAAATATTAAACGACAAAGGTGCCAAGGCACAGATTATTCGTAAGTATGTTCCTATTATGAACCAGTTAATTAACAAATACTTACAGCAAATGGACTTTTATGTATCATTTCACTTAGATGAAGAGTTTAATGAAACAGTTAAAAGTAGATTTAGAGATACATTTAATTATAATAACTTTAGTGAGGGTGAGAAAATGAGAATTGACCTTGCCTTACTATTTACATGGCGAGATATTGCCAGAATGAAGAATAGTACCAATACAAATCTGTTAATACTTGATGAAATATTTGATAGTAGTTTAGATAATTCTGGTACAGATGACTTCTTTAAAATTATCAAAGGTTGTACCAAAGAAAACATCTTTATTATCTCACACAAAGGTGATATTCTGTTTGATAGGTTTACAAATATTATTAAATACGAAAAAGTTAAAAACTTTACGAGGTTAGAAAATGTCTAAAGAGTTGAAGTTGATACCACCAAGCGACCCTAGAGTGTTATCAATGATAGCACCTTTTAGTGATGACAGACTAGAAGCAGAGGGGTTTAAGAATAGACAAGAGTTAACAGATGCTATGTTTCTAGCAATGAAGAAATATGGTGGTATAGGTTTATCAGCAAATCAAGTAGGTTTGCCATTTAGAATGTTCGTTGCTGGTGGGCACCCCGAA